CAGGAGGCATCGAAAAATCATCTGAGTTTATCTCTGATTTAAAATTTTTAGGTTTATTATTAACACCTACTGCTTTTAATTTTTTTGGAGTAGCTGTAGTTATTCCTGCAAAAGGATTATAGTTATGAGCATTTCTTAAAGGAGTTTTTGTAGTAAGATATTTACCTACTTGTTTTACATTATCTACATTTCTTACAGCTGTGTTTTTTAATCCTTGTTTTAAACCAAGTTTTAATACATCATCTGCTACACCTGCACCTACAAGATTCATTGGATCTGTTATTGCATCAAGAGCAAATGCTCCATATGGGTTCTCTACATTAAATACTTCAGATGGTGTTCTCTGTGTATCAAATGTAAGTGCATTTAAAAAGTTAGCATCTCTACCTCTTAATGCTTCTATACCCTCCACCATGAGTGATTGAGGAGTTTGTAATGCAGCTAAAGGTTGTTGCACTAACATACCTGTCACCATATCTCTTGTATCTTCTGCAAGTCCTTTCTTAGTTTGAGCAGCTCTTCTTACACCTCTACCAATAGGGCCATCATCATTAAAGTATTTTCTTTGCTGTGCACTTAAATCATTATAGTAAGGATACTTCTCATAGTCTACTCCTGAGTATATTAATACTTCATCTAACGGATTAGGAACATCTGCAAATGTACCTTCTTCATATGCTTTTTTATATTCAGGTGTACCATACATTACTATTCCACCTTGAGCTTTAGGTACGTCACCACCATTTTGGTAATATTTTCTAGCTTTTTCTAAATACTCTTCTGGAGTTTTATTAGATTGTTTAGCATTTGGTCCATAAACATTAGGCAAAGCTTCAGCTAGTGGTTTGCCATCTCTTATAGCATATCCTAAATATTTACGTGTTCCACCTCTACCTATAAAATTAGATAACACTGCTAAATCTTCTTTACTATATGGAAAGTTTTTTATTTGAGGAGAATAGTCATTATATAAATCATTAGCGTCTTGTAATAGCGATGTAGTTTCTGAAGCCTCAAGTCCATCATAAAATCTTCTTTTAAAAAACTCTTTTTGAGCTACTGTATCTTTTGAAAACTCTCTTCTGGTTCCAGGATAATCATTTCTAATTTCACTAAATCTCTGACCATATAAACCTGTAGCTGTAGATTCTGGATTCAACATAAGTTTCCCATCTAAACTTTCTACATTTCTAACAGCTCTTTGAACACTGTCAAAGTTTACATCTTGACCATTTTGAGCTTTCTGACAACTGCCTTTACTAAAAGGTGTCTTACCAGCAACTGTTTTATATCCTGGCCAACATCTTCCACCATTTTTAGCTTGAGTAGGTTCTTCAGGAGTTGTTCCAGACGTACGTGCATACATCATTCCTGTAGCTCCTGGAAGACTACCTCCCATTTGGTATTCTTTTAATACATTTGTTCCTTTCTTGTAATTTTTAGCAAACCATTGAGCTATTTTGTCATTAGGAAACTTAATACCTTGTGCCCTTCCTTCTTCTCTAGATACTGCTTTCAATTGTTTATCATCACCTTCCATCACTCTAGGATAAACATAACCATCTCCATCTTCCATAAAATGTGTAGAAGGCTCTGTTTGTCCTTCTAAATAAAACTCAGGGTTCTTCTCATAAAGTCTTTGCACCCAACGCTTATCCATATTAGCATTAAGTGTAGAGTCAATATATTTTTTATTTAATTCTAGTCCATTTTGAGCAACTGGTCCATTCCATGCAGGATTATACCCACTTGGACTATTATCATATCCCCATCCTTTGAATCCAGGAGGAAGAGATACATTACTATCATTGTAGTTAGGTTGTACGCTACCACCATCGTTATATTTATCTAACCAACCACCATTAATCTTTTTTAATGGTGTAGCTCCATCAGCAATACTTCCAAAAAACTTCTTTTGTTTTTCAGTGAGAGGTTTACCTTTTACGTAACCATCTTTAAGTATCTTTTTAGCTTTTGCTGCTGATAAACCTTTCTTCTTCATTACTTATAGCTTATTTGTGCTGGTGTAACAATAAATTGACTTACTAAGTGAACAGTTGACCTATTGTCAAGAATATGTCTAACCTTTAAATCTTTTGCTCTTAGAGTTGCTTTCTTATAAGTTTTTGGTCCATAGTCCATGTTAGACTGATTAACCACTTTATCTAATGATTTAGATGAGCACGGTGTATTAAACAAAGGAAGCCTTATATCTTTTTGAAGTGCCCAGAAAGTATTATACTGATAGAAGTTATCACTCTTTGTGTATATAATAGTTTTACTTTCTTCGTTTAATATAGGATATTTTCCATATGCTGCCAAATTATTTTCAGGCTTTGGGACAAGTTCTAATATACCTGTAGACTGTTGACCGTTAAACAGTACAGCTTTATTAAACCATTCATTATCAACTTGAACTCTACGGTTAGAGTCAAACTGTTCTGTCTCACTTGGATAATACACATATGCCTTAGTGTAATCTTTTACATTCTGTAATATCTCATCCTGATATTTGTAAGAGAAAGGGTACTCAATTATATAAGGCTCTATTACACCATAGAAATAATTGTATATAGATTGATTTGTTAAATGTGTCCATAAACACCCTGTACCATCTTCTGAATAACTAGTAGTAACCCACTCTTGATTTGTTATATTTTTTAACTCAACTATAACTTCAAAATCACAACTACCCTTTGATTTAATTTTAATAGCTGTTGCATCTTTATCTATTTCAAAAGATATCCCTTCTATCAATTGCTCTTTAGTCACATCAGATAACAAAAGAACATCTTGTAAATCTAATATATCAAAAGGTCCTTCATTAGAACCAGATGATGTAAGCTTTATTGATATTGTTTTTGTATTTGCCATTCTTAATATATTACGGGGTACATGGTCCAATTAATGTTCCTCCTAAAGGTGCTACACTTGCACATATAGTAGCTGAGTTTCCTGACGCTACAATTAATTCTTGTGTATTTCCAAAACAATCTGTGTAAAATATTGCAGTAGGTCCTGCTACTTCATATTCGTTACATGTTGGTGAAATAGTAGTTGTGGTTGTTGTAGTTGGAACAGGAGTGGTTGTAGTTGTTGTTGTAATTGAACAATCTCTTCTATCTGTTATAACTCCACTTTCTACTTTGAATACAGAATTTCTTCCTAAATATGATCCTTGAGTAGAATACCAACCATCTGGCACAAATGTACAATCATTACCTGTTCCATCATAAATTATAGAATTTATACTTAAACCAGTTGCAGGATCATACATCACTTGTCTAAGTATAGGAAGTGCTGATGAAGGTGGTACACCAAGATAAATTAAAGATGCAGCATCACAAGCGTCTTGAGAATTACCTGTACTCGTAACAGCAGGGTTAGGAGCTTCTTGATAACCTTCTAAAAAGTCATCTACAATTAATCCACTTGGTCTTGTACAAGCTGTAGTTGTTGGAGGAATTGTTATTATAGCAGTTCCTTCTAATTGGCAACTTGTTGGTGTAAATACTCCAACTGATAATTCACAATCTGGTTCTTGAGTTGTACTTGTAGTTGTTGTAAATAATGGAGGTGATGTTGTTGTAGTTGTAGTGGTAATTATTACTGGAGGTTCAACTTCTCCAGCTATAACTTCAAAATTAGGAAGACCATCATCAAAGTCACAACATCCATTCTTTCCTGAATAGAAAAATGCATTATCTGCTATATAAAAGTTTGGAAGATATGAGTGAAAAGATACCCAGCTTTGTATATTAAAATCAAAAGATAAAGTCCATGATTTATTACAAAAGTACTTCTCATCTTTTAAAGATATAATTCTTTCTAAACCTGCTGCATCTGTAATGTAAAATGAATCATTAATTTCATCATATTGGATATCTTCTGATAATGGAGCATAGTCAAGTTTAGTTATAATTATTCTCTCAAATCTACTATCATATACACCGTGTAAACCAATACCGTTAAAATTATTATCTATCTCTACATTAGCAAAAGTTCTTAATATATGAAATGGAAGTTCATCTTTCATAAACTTATTCACTCCAGAATTAAATGCTGTCAAGTCAACAGCTTTTCCTGCAATTAAAAATACTTGACCTCTTTTAGCATCAATAGTAACTTGACCTTGAGGTATCTTTAGCATAAATTTATGTTGTGAACCTACATAACCAAGATCTGTTTCAGCAAAATCAATTGGTGGAGATGAACTAAATAAATTAGGATTACCAATATAAGCAGCCTGAGGGTTACTAGTATCGATAGTTAGTAAATTATTATACAATAATGACTTGTTTTCAAACCTTGCAAGTATTGCTTTATTCTGAATACCATCTAACGATGTTAAATCTCCATAGTTTTGAGGAAAGTCGTAGAAAGATAAAGCTCTATATACTAACCAATTATTAACTCTATTGTCAGCATTAGCTGTAGTTGGATCAGAGTATATTGCTCTAAATGGAAAATTAGTAAAACAAAAATCTTCTTTCCAATCAGGTGGAAGATGTGTAAAAACATTCTCTTTATTTTGCTTAGAGAAAGTTACATTATAGTAATATGTGTTGTCTTGTGCAATTGGTACATTACTTTCTTGTACCCAGTCATCAGGGATACCACTGCTTACATGTGGCCAGAAGTCTCCTTCTTTATTATTAAATGCTTGACGTAAGTCTGTATTGTATGTACTTTCACAATAGAAGTTAGGTACACCATATGCAAACATATAAATATATCCATCATAAAATGTTCTAGCAGAGCCTTCTCCTGGAGCTATTGCAGATGGATCGTTAGGACAATCAAAGTTGTGGGCTTTGTATGATATAATATTTCTCATTGGTACATCATCACCATCCTCTGTCACAGTGTAGTCTTCTAAAATAGATCTTGCAGAGTGCCAGTATTTTGGATAAGCAATATTACCTATTTCATCGTAAAATATATCACTATCATCAGGAGCATTTACCCTATTATCAATAAAGAAAGGGAGTTTAGTTTTATATGTAAATCTAGAAATAAATACATCTCCTCCGAAAACAATAGCTGTGTCAGAATTCCCAACTAATGATTGATATCCTGTATCAATAGTTTCATAAGAATAAATCTGACCATATTGATTAACTATGATGTTTTTCATAGAAGCATAATATGATACTACAGATAAGTCTTGCTCTTTACTAAATGCACCACATAAAGAATTTTCACTAATTGTAAATCTAGATCTATCAGTAATATTAGGACTTATTCCAGATGGATTAATACTAGGTGTATCACTTGGAAAAGGAATAGGTGTAACTTCAGAATCATCTTCTCTCTTTTCTTTTGTTTTGATAAATACAGAACTTTCTCTATTCCAATTATTAACATCTAATTCGTCACTTCTTAAAGATTGTACACCAGGGATTAAATATCTAGTAAAATCAATATCTCTTTGTTTTATTCCATCGTTTACATTATTTTCAATGTCAAGAGAATAATCATAATTTGCTCTAGAATTGAAAGACATTCCGTAATTCTTTCTAGTAATACCATTTACATATATTGTTAAATAAGATTGGTATACAGTAAACATTACACCTGCATTAAAATCATCCGTAATTCCTGCAACTTCTTCTGAACTATTCAAAGCATCTATCTGTGCTTCTTTAGATAAAAGTTTATACTTAGCATTATCTTTAACTTCTACAAAGTGACCCTTACCTCCACCAAACATGACACTTTCAAGTTTCAATACACTTCCTAAGAAAGGTTGTCCAAAAGATGTTTCTGGTGAATTAAATATTTGTCTATAAGAATCTTTTTCCTGTAAAGCTGGTTGAGGTTCTGATTTAGTGCAATCAATTTTAGATCTTCTACCTCCTTCAGACAAAGGTAAAATAACTCCTATTTCTTGTTCTGTAGAATTTGTTAAAACCTTAGTAAGTTCACAAGCACAAAGACCTGATCCTGAACAATCATCTGATATAGAACTTCCAACCTTAACTCTAACGTATGTAGAATCACACCTTCCAAGTGGAATAGGACAATTATTATTTGTTAGCCATTCCCTCTTGCTTTCATCAAGTGTATTATCATCAGTAAAAGGATCAGTCCAAAATATTGCAAAACCTTTGCCTCCAGCACAAGATGAAGCATAATAAACATCATAATTTGCTGGCCCAATCAAACATACACCTTTAAGTGTTGTAGGTTTTTCCAATGCACAAAACTCAATAGTTTCACCTAATTCAATATTTTTTTCTAATACTTTATTTGTATTAACATCATAATATTGAATTATAGCATATCCTAAGTCATCATTTATTTGCTCACAGGTTACTAACCAAACTTCTGCTTCAGAAGAATATGCATTGTTAGTCTTATTTAAAAAAGGATCTTTGCGTAAATCATTATACGGATAGTTAGGATAATAGTAATCTTGCTCATCTCTTGTATACTTATTTACATTTCTAAGCATACCTTTTGCAACAATAGATTTGTTTGTACCTCTATTGCCTCTTACTATTTTATATCCAACAATATCATCTTTCTGATCAGATGTTAGTCCTGATGATAATATTAATGCATTAATTTGACTATTGTCTATTCTTATACCTATTGGAAAAACAGCAGTATCCTGCATTTCAGGAATTATTTCTTGAGTAACTACTAAATCTTCATCTTCTTCTACTGTTTCTGAATTCTCACATTCGTTTGGTGTTTCTGTTACTATAGTGTAAGCAAGTGACCCTCCTTGCCTACTTATTGATCCCTCTTGTGCACAAAAATTTGGAGTACTTGAATCTCCTGGTACTATTTCATCCTCTATCAATTCACCGTTACAATCCCTATATCTATATATTAAATCTTCAACAAGATCATAATTTTCAATACTGTACGTAAGACAGTTTGTTGGTGTAGCATTAGTATCATCGCTGGTATTTTCTACAACTGGTCCATATTTTATTTCTCCGTTTTCAATAATAGGACTTACTGCTATATCTGGAAACTTGTGATGTCTAATCTTTTGTCCTGCTAAATCTCCCCATACATCATCATTACAAGGATACTCTTCTGTAGATTCCCAATAAGCTAATTCACCATATTGATATGGTCCTTTGTAGTTTTCATCATTAACGTAATCTGGAGAAAATCCTGTTAAACTTGCTGTATTATAAATTTTCCAATAAGGAGAGTAACCAATGTCTCCAACTTGATAATCTGGTTCACCTATAAAGTCATTGTTTGTAGAAGGTACATCAGGATACCCATCACTATTATTCTTTTCTCTACCAGGAATGTGAAACCCATCAGTTTGTTTACCGTTCTTTAGTAAGAACACTATCTCAAATGCATACACTTCATCACGCATGTATCCACGTAAGTTTGTGGCATTTAGTTCATCTGAGTAATCTTCATCTGGTGGTATTCTGTATGTTTCCCATCCTAAAGTTATATTTGTTGCAATTGATTGATAGTTTACTCTATCAATAGATGTAAGATTGTCCCAAACAATAACATCTTGCACTGCTGTAACATCTTGAGCTATATCATAGTAAGGAAACTTTTCAAATATATCTGATGTGGAAAGCTGTATAGCAGTTTTATCTGCTCCTGTATATGTTACTTCTTTAGATGCTTCTTCAATATTGTATGTTCCAATAAGTTCTACTGAAGAGACGTTGTTTATTGTCTTAATTACAGCCAAGTTAAAATATTGAAACTGTCCTGTTAAATCAAGATTAGATATGCCTACAACAATAGATTTTCCTACATTATAGTTAAAATTTACTGTTGTCTTGAACTCATCAGCAATAGGAGTTGGATTAGTTATAGAATAATATGAAGTGAGTTCATTACCTCCAGAATCAGAATACTGTATTGCAAACTGATAAGTACCAGCAACTAGATCCCCAATGTTTAGTACATCTACAATATTTAGATTAGGAATAGAGAAGTTTGGTTGAATTTTAAGTTGATTACAATCTAACTCATCTCCATATACAGGATCACAACTAGGTGTACCTGCTACAAGTTTGTAAGGAATATTCTCAATGTCTAAATACCTTCTTGGATTTTTACCATCTGTCCAATATATTTCTGTAGTACAGTTAGTTATTCTATGAACTATTTTAGGAATAGGATGTTTTATGTCAAAATTTAAACAAGAGGAATTAACTAATGTTTGATATTGACAATCATTGTTATCCATAAACCCTATCTCACTACCTTCTATTTTAGGGTTTACTAAGAAAAATATATGCTTTCTTTTTTCAGGTATGTAATATTCTCCAATAAGTTTATATCCTTTTGGAAATGTAAGACATAGCTCATTACCTAACTCATTTTGATAACTTACAGAATTATCATCAAAGTTCTCAACAGCAGCATTTAAAGCATAAGTCACCTTACCTGGTCCAACTTGACTAACTGAACTATCTAAATTTAATCCTGCTTGAGCACTTCCTGGATTAAGTCTTATATTTCCTTGATCTTTTGATTTTTCTTCAGCCATAGTTCTTAATTATTACGTCTTCTACCATATCTGTTAGTACGGTTAGGAAGTTCATACTTATTGAACCTGTTTAAATCTTTTTTAATTCTTCGTTGTTTTTCCCAAGATGTTTGCTTCTTTGACTCAGTGAAAGCTATAATCCAAGCCTCATCGCTAAGTTGTTTATAATAAGCTAACTTTGATTGTAACTGATTAAATGTTTCGTCATTTGTTTGATTAGTAAGAGTCTCAAATACTTTATATTTAATAAATGCCTCAACATATTCTGCAATCCTGTAATTATCTGGTATCATTTGATTACCAGAATCGTCATAGTCTGTGGAATAAAAGAGTAAATGAATTACAGCATGTCTAAAGTTCGTTACAAATTTATTGTCTCTAATATCGAAGCTATCGTAACTTGATGAACCAGGAGTAAACTCACGCATAGGTGGTGCAAAGTTATTCCAATCACTTCTGTAATTAACATCGCATTGACTTCTTGCTGATATGTTTCCTGGTCTAAGTAAATAATCATATCTATATGATCTAGCAATCTCATTGTTTGTTTTATACACAGCTTGAACTAGTTCAGGCATACATGTACCATCGCATGCTGGATGTTGGCATTTAGGATTGTTGCAGGGAGTTCCACCTATTGTTAGTGGAGATATTTGTATAGTTGTTGCATTTGCAGCCTGAGAATAAAAAGATGTTGCTGAGGGATAAGGATTTCCTGGAACCTCTGCACACATCCATGCTTCCCTCACTGCATGAAAATTGTCAGGAAGTCTTGATTGAAAGTCTTCTACAAACAAAACTTGCTCATCTATTTTGTAACTTGTTTTACCTAACTTATTTAAACATTTGTTTAAGTATGTTGGAAATAATAAATCATCTACTGCTCCTGTATCAAAGTAAGACTTTAATTCTTCTTTTACTGTAGCGTAAATAGGTTCTGGTGAAACAAAATTATATTTATGATAGTATGACATTTCTAAAATCTTTTAGTCCATTCGTTATATATATGTTGGTATTTTTTATCTGTGTTTACATAATGTGATAACAATCTAGATGTTACTCTTGTAGGTTTAAAGAACCAACACTCTGAATGTCTGAATCTTGCACTTCTGTTAAACCACATCCATCCAAAAAAATAACCTTCTGTATGATAGTTAAAGTTATAAATATGTTTACCTTTTTCTCTAGTTTTTTTCCAGTCAATAGGTAGATTTATAAATTCTTTACCATTATTAGATTTTATTTTTTTCCTTTTTTTCTTGTTTATTGAAAACTCTCCAAATCCACAAGGTAGTTTTTCTCGATTTCCTGTTTCTAATATATGATATTTAAACTGTTCATTAAATTCATATATTATATTTTTCCACTCATTAAAAGTTAAGTTTACAAGTGGGTTATTTTTACAAAAATCTTTGTAGTTATCTTTACTTGCACTTCTCCAATCTACAGGAACTCTTGGCATTTAATTTAGTTTGTTGGTTGAGCATTAGGTGCTTGGCCATCAATGCCCTCATTACTCATATCTGATTTTATATTAAAATATGTACTTAAGAGCTTTGTAGATGTCATAGCTAAAGTTTGTTGCTCTAGATACCCAGGAACAAAAGACTCTTTATCTAATGGGTTCATACAATACTCATCTAAAGTATAATTTGTACCACATTCACAATCTGGATACATTATCTGTTTAGTTACATCTTCTTCAAATAGTGCGACAAATCTTACAGCTTGAAGCAATGGGTTACTTACATATAAATATCCATTAGATATCCAAAAATAACTTTCTTTTTTAATTATAGGAAGTTTTAATAAGTTTAAATATCTATTTACAGTGATTTCTTTTATTTTAGTACCACTTCCTCCCATTGCATTTATTGAATAAACACCCTGAATAACATACTGATAATTACCTTCAGATATTCTTGGAAGTTTATGTTTTGATCTGGCCACAGTACATGGGTCAACATAGTCACAACATTCAGATATGGGAACTTCTATCATTTCTAAACAAGGAATTGTAGTAAACAGTGTATCACTGGCCCACAATCTTCTCAAGTTAGTTTCTCTTTTAATTAAAGTTAATGCGTTTAGTTTAACCTCAGACGCAATTGCTCTATCAGTTATAAGTGCGTCAGTAGATAAGATTTTATGTGTTGATCTTACATCTGAAACTAATTTTCTAAGAGTTGACATAATTATATTCTTTTTTCAAATTCACATTCCTTACCTTTTTCTTTATTGTATCCTAGAAGAAGTGCAGCTCTTATGGAATGTACATAACCGCTATCTCTATGCCATTTATCAGAATCCGATAAACTAGGCATCTGTTGTATTCTACAACCTTTTACTTCTTTTGCCATATAGTGATGTTTATCCCCTGTATGGACTTCTTGATACTTAGAGTCTCCAAACATCTTTCCGTATACAGGATGTGTTGCAAATAACAACGGTAAAGACTCTATTTTACAATTACCATGATGATATCCAATAAATGTATTTCCTAAAGTTAATGCTTTTATTGGTGTACTGTCTCTTAAAAACTCTACATCTTTATCATCCTTAAAATAAATCTCTAAAGCATGAGCTAAATAAAATGACTTAGTTTTATCATGATTGCCAGGAACTAACACAACAATAACTTTATTAGAATATGTTCTTTGAATATTAATAGAGTCTATAAGAATAGAAAACCCTAACTCATACTCAGAGTCATATTCCATTATAACATCTTGAGGAGTTCCGTTTGTAGTTTGATTTTGGTAATTGTCTGTATGAAAGAAGTCATTAGATATTGGAAATATAACTGTATCAATATTATAAACTCTTGCAGTTTTAATTATTAATTCTTCTGTCATTTCAACAAAAGTTCTAGCTCTTTTCTCTATACTATTATTTCCTTCAATATATTTTTTAGCTAAGTGATAATCAGAAATAGACAACTCAACATCTATTGTACTTTTATTAGCATCTAATTTGGTTTTGTTTATTTCTACCTTAGAAGGTTTGTAGTTTTTTAAAAACTTTGAAAAGTCTTCAGCATTATAGTCATCAGGTCCTTTTCTTTTGGAAAAAATAGAAGATGTAAACTTACCACTAGGTAGCATCTTAGACCAATAGTTAGTAATAATATACTCTTCTAAATTTATTTTATGAAGCTTTGCTAACTCTAAATGATCTTTAGGTTCGTAATCAGATGTAATTGTACTTTCAATAGTGCCTTTTTCTACATTAACTTTTTTTACAGTTGTAGAGTTTTTTTCTGAATTTTTATAAAATTCATAATCCTTAGGGTCACTTTTTTTAATTTCTTTTATTAACTCAACTACTTCCTCTTCTGTGATGTTTAACTTTTCAGCGTAAAACTTTTTACTTTTTTTCCAACGAAGTAGATTTTTTAATTTCTCTAGTAGACTTGGGTCGTTAGTCATTTTTTTTAATAGTTAAAATATGGTAAAGATATAAAATTTATTTTGCATATATCAAAAAAATTCACTACAGGCAATCATCTTTATAATCAGTTTAGTTATAAATAAAAACTCCCGAGGACCTTTTGCCCTCAGGAGAAAACCTTGTAAAACCAACAAAACAAGGTTTTTTAATTAGTTTAAGGTGGACAAGTACCCCAAATAGGTTTGTTAGCTGGTGTTAATAAAGAACCAGTACTAAAACCACCAGGTTCTGAAGTAATATTTGTAACACACCAACCTGTTAAATCTTGATTAAAAGACGATGCGTTGTTAAACATATTCTGTAAAAAAACAGAGAATATTACTGCACTTACATCCCATGCACCAACATCTTGATTAAATGATGGAGCATCTTTAAACATCTTGCCAAAATTAGTACAACTTCCTGTAGACCAATTCGAAATATTTCCATTAAAAACAGTATTAAACTCAAACATGCTATTCAAATCATTAACGCTACTCACATCCCAAGTATTCAAATCCTGATCAAAAATATCATTATTGGAAAACATACTACTCATATCATTCACATTAGAAACATCCCAGTTATCTATTGGTTGATTAAAAGCTTCTGCGTATGCAAACATGTTAGCCATAATAATTACACTACTTGTATCCCAACTATTTAATGGCTGATTAAATAATAATGTCCTAACGAACATAGCTTCCATATCAGTAACACTACTTACATCCCATGCACCAATAGGTTGATTAAAAGATTCTGCACCAGTAAACATCTGATTCATATTAACAACATTACTTGTATCCCAAGAACTAATATCTTGATTAAAATCGTCTGTCTCAGAAAACATCGTACCCATATTAGTAACATTACTAGTGTCCCAACTACTTATATCTTGATTAAAAACAGTTGCAGTATTAAACATACTATCCATTCTAGTAACACTACTTACGTCCCAATTATTTAAAGATTGATTAAAAGAGGAAGCAGAAAGAAACATACGTCGCATAGTAGTCACACTACTCACATCCCATGCATTTATGTCCTGATTGAAAGATGATGCATTAAAAAACATAGATTCCATATTAGTAACACTACTCACATCCCAGGTGGAAATATCTTGATTGAAAGATGATGCATTACCAAACATGTTTTCCATATTAGTTATGTTTGAGGTGTCCCAATTACTAATATCGTCATTAAAATTCGCAAAAGCACTTGGAGGAAAACGCTCATAAAATATCTCGCTCATATCAGTAAGTTCAGGACACATGCTCCAATTATTTATAGGTCCATAATCTATTAAAGCTTGAGCGTTATCAGTTACCCATAATAGTGCTGCATCTTTTAGTTGTTGATTAGTAGAAAACTGACAACTGAAAATTGTTGTTGTTGTGGTAGTTGTTGGGGCACATTCTATTTGTCCACTTGTAACATCATTACAATTTGTAATGTCTAGTATTTCTGTATAGCATCCATTAATAGGTGCGTATATTTTATTTCCTATTACCAATGCATAATATGCTACATATGGAGAAAAATCAATTACATCAAATGTATAAAATATCGAACCATCTAAGTTTAATATTATATTATAATAAGATGGTGTACCATTATATTCTGTAAAATCTCCCTGTATATATATTTTATTATCCCATATTATTGTAGATAAATAAGTATTAGCATTAAAGCCTGTTCCAAAATTAGCAGAAGTATCTATAGAACCATCTTCATTTAATTTTATAATATAGTTTGCTGAAACGCCATTATAAGATGTAAAATACCCTGTCACATAAAAAGAAGTTTCATTTGCGTATCTGATAAAATAATTAGGATTAGTGGCAAGGTATGGATTAAACCCAGTTCCTCCGTTAAACGAAGGGTCTAATGCTCCTGTAGAAGTTAGCTTTGTTATTCCAGGTGATACAGGTGTTCCATTAAATGTATTCCAATACCCTAAACAAAATATTGAGTTGTCAGGGTTTATTAAAACGTCAGTTCCTGTATTGCCTCCACCTGAAAAACCTGAACCAATCGCAAAACTAGGGTCTATTGTTCCATTAGATAGCAACCTAGCAATACGACTAGATGGTGTGCCATTATAACTATCAAACAATCCTGTTACAACTATTGACCCATTAGAATCTACTTTACATCCTTGAGTATAATTAAATATCGCACCTGCAAACCCTGAACCGTAAACAAATGAAGTATCAACTGTAAAATCAGAATTTAATCTAATTATTTTATTAGCAGCAGTTCCATTATAGTCTGTAAATGAACCTGTAAATATTAATTTACCATCAGGTTGCTCAACCATAGATTCTCCAGTATAATAGACACCAGTAAAACCTGTACCTATATTCATACTCTGATCAATAGTTAAATCATCATTTATACTTATAAATGAGTTACGTGTAAATGATGTAACACTATCGGTGTATTCATCAAAGTTACCATAGAAATATGTTTTATTAGGTTTAAATATATAATCTAAAAAATACATATAGTATAAATCAGCACTAAGCTTGTAACATAGATTTGATACATCAATATCAATTTCTACAGGACATTCTTGAGTTGTAGATACACATCTAATTATTGTAGTACCAGCAGGTATTTGATCACTGGGAAAACCATCTAACAAAGACTGTCTAGAAACATTGGTTTCAAATGCTGATAAATAGTTGTCTACATCTGAGTATAGCAAAAAGTTATCAGCATTAATGCCTATGTTTAATATTTGAATTATTCCTGTCATATATTATTGTAGATCACAAGATAAATTATCATCACTGCATTGACTTATTTCTTGAACACTATTCCCACTTACAATTCTAAACATTCTAAGTAAACCTGAAGCAGCTGCTGCACTAGTTGTCGTATTAGTATTTGCATAAGCGTACCATCCTGCTGTTAATGTAGCACCTTGTATAATATCTCCAGGTGCTAATGTCCAGAAAGTATGACCAGATACAGTAGTTTTCTGAGTAGGTATTGAGTAGTTGTTTTGACAGAAGTCAGGACATTGACTTTGTACACCACTAATATATAAGTCAGATGTTACGTTACATGTAGCTATGTTAGTAATTTCACCTGAAGCATTTCCTTGTAAAACTATTTGATTAGTGGCACCATTTGGATAATCTACTTTATAATATTGTCCAACATTAAATGTGAATGGGTTTGTTCTAGCAGAATCAGTATAAACTATATTACCTACAGCAAATGTATTGTTTTCAACATATACAGTTGAGAAAAAAGAATCAGAACAAGCGGCAGCTTCAGTTAAATTAGATGAAGTCATCAAATAACCAATCGGTGCTTTAGTTGTACTTGTTGTAGTAGTGGTTGGAGGTGCAGTAGTTGTTGTTGTTGTTGTACTAGTGCTACTTGTTGTTGTAGTAGTAGTTGGTGGTATAGTAGTAGTTGTTGTCGTAGTACTACTTGTACTTGTTGTTGTACTTGTAGATGATGTAGTAGTTGTTGACGTACTAGAACTAGTAGTTGTTGTTGTTGTTGGTTGACATGTATTTTCTAAATCAATAAATGTATCACATGATCCAGTAGATTGAACTCTAATAAATGTTGTTCCATCAGGTGGAGTTGTAATGTATCCTGGAGTTAAAAATTCAGAAGCATTAATTCCTATCTCAAAAGGTGTTGTATATCCATCTACATTTGAGTATAAATCAAAAGGACCTACTTGAGACCCTGCTGGTATAACTAATGATATTTGTATTTCTGGTTGCATATTGTTGTTTTTTTTATGTCAAAGGTATATCTATATAATTAACACAGTCTTCAAGAGCTTGAACTCTTACAGAAGTAGCATCATCAGGTATTATAAATTCTGTACCTGCAGTTAAAAATGCTACAGGAACATTTGAACTTACAGGAGTTGTAAAACCATCACTGTCTGAATATATATCAAGATTTGATATATCGGTACCTGCTGATGTTAATGTTATTTCTACTGTCATTTTTTACAGAAAAAAGATTTAAAATACTTTAACCAACTTCCATTATGGTGTTTATCTATTACATTTACTTTTAACATTGACCCATAATATATCAATGTAGTAAGTGCTACTAATGTAGCTAATGTTTCGTTTCCTGCTAATAACATAAGAGAAATTAATCCTATTTCAATTTTATAATACATTTTTTTTATTTCTTTTTATTTAAAAGTGAGTTTTGAATAATTTTTGCAAATGCAATAATTTCGCCCCAAAGAAAAATAATTCCTAATCCAGTAAATACTGTATTATTTATGTTCCAATTTAATCTTTCATCTGAAATTAATAAAGATGAAAGAGCTGGAGCATAAAGTCCAATTAATAAACAAACATGTCCTAAAACTATAGCTAATCCTTTTTTATATTTTTCTATAAATGGTGACATGTTATTATTATTTTATTTTGTACAACTACAAGATGATGGAGGGTTTTCACTTTTAACATAGATGGTTTGACATCCGCATGGCCAATTTAAAACTACATTGTCACAATCAGGGTTAACAGGTAAAAAAGCATCTTTATAATTATTACAATTCATAACACTAAGGTATATAAATTATATAATACACTCCTATTCCTGGTTGATAATTTTGATGTGCTTGGTTTCCACCTGTTGGATCAATAGTAACACTAATTCCTGTAGATGCAGATTCTGTATTATCTACTTTATAAGTTGTAATGTTACTATTGTTAGAGAATGCATCTCCTGTCACTTGCCCATCACCTACATCTTGCTTACTAGCTACCTCTCCACCTAAATCATGACTGTGTTCTGGATCAGTTACTGTATTAGAATGTGTATGACTAGGTATTTGACCTTCAGTCAATATAACACTGTTATCTCCTGTCGTAGAACCTAATGTATAAGCTGGATTACCTGCAACAGCAGGGTCCACCTTTGAACTCATTACTCCTCCACCCATTCCTGATGTTGCTCCAATTAATGCTCTACCTCTTAAATCAAGTGTTCCATTATTACCATTACATAAATAAATTTTAGCCCAATCACCTATACCTGCTCCAGAAGCATCAAAGTTTCCTAAAGGACCTCCATAAGCTGTTATTGAGTAAGGGGCCATTCTATTACTTATTAAACTTGCAGAAGGATCTGTTGCTAGATAGTTTGCTATGTAAGTGTTTATGTCAGCTATTTTTACATATGTTGAATCTACAAGACTTATGAAAGAATCTAAGTCAGTATCAACTGCACATAACTTAGTTATTACAGCCTGTAAAACATCATGTGTATTTGTATTATCTGAAACAGTTAAACATTCTAGTGTATACTCTGTATTTGGGTTTTCATTTTCAAGAGTTGTTACTTTATCATCTATTTCACATAACGCTTTAATCAAACCAGTTAAGTAGTCATTTAGTGTAAATGGACCAACTGCTGGTAAATTTGATTGTATTATGTCACAAAGAACACTAGGAGACACATCAGGTAAAATACCTGTCCCATTTAGTGTACTAATTAAATATTGAGTTATTTTTTGCTCAACACTAAGTAACGTGTCTCCGTTAGATATTCCTAATTCAGAAATATTCTCTCCTGTATATCTAACACATTTATCTGATGCAACTTCTGTACATCCATTAAAACAATTTGAACAAGGCATATTTTTATTTTTTTTTTAAATTATTGTTGTTGTGGTGGTTGTTGTTGGTGGTGTAACACATTCTATTTCTCCGCTTTCAATGCTGCAGTTTATTGTTGTGGTACTAGAAGTTGTTGATATACACACTGGGTTTACTTCTGGACATCTTGGTGAACATCCTGCAGTTAATCTTATAACTTTACCTGCAATATCTTCTACAGTAAAGTCTTCTACATAACTATCACTAAGTTCTTCTACTTCTTCTTTGTAAATTTTAACACCTCGTATACCTGATCCAATAACTTTGTTTGGAGTATTTTGATTTCCATCAGGATAAGATAATCCCCATGCATAAAATTCAGGATTTGATATTTCATTTGGTTGTGTAGAACTCCAATAAAAATACTTATCAAAAGGTTCAAATCCTGGAACTGCTTCTAAAGTTGATTTATTAATATATAACTCATAAAGTTCATCTTTACTTGGTAAATTCCAATCTGAACCATAAAATGATCTTACTTGACTTGCTGCATAGTTATCTTCACCATACATAGCTATTATAGCATCTGTATTTGCTTGGCCATCTCCTATTTCTTTCCCTACTGCACCTGATATAAAATCATAGTCACCAGACAAAGACCAACCAACATAGTTATTATATTCAAGTAAACTTACTACTAAATACTCATTATCAGGTAACACTTTAACTACAGCACCTCCACCTAATAAGTCACCTACTTTATAGGTTTTTGTGTACACTGTTAAGTTAGTTTTTTTCTTTGTTAGAATTTCTCTGTATTTTAATAGTTGAGTAAGCTCATATGCAGGTACGCACTTGTTTAACATAAATACAACATTGTTGTACATGTTATAACTAAGCTCAGTTAGCTTGCAATTTATTCTTTTAAGTAGGTCATCTATGTCCCCACATTTCTTACAATTAGTAAACTTACTTTCTAACATACTATTTTTTTATTTTTTTGGAACCTTTACAGTAGTTACATAACCCATTTGTTAACTGGCAACCGCACCCTACCTTTGTTCCACAATTTGCACACTGAGCCATTATTTAAAATTTACTAAATAGTTAGTTCCTGAGCAACCACATCCACATTTATTAAGATGATTTAACATTTTATCTGCTTGATTATATAAACGCATTGCTTCTTTATCTGCACAATTATTAGCAGCAGCTATAGCCCCTTGTATGAAAAAATTAATAGTATTAAGATTTACACTAGTTTGCTTTGCTATCTCTCCATCACACTCCATAAGATCTAGTTTTAGAAAAGCATTATTAAACTTTTCTTCTAGTTGTGCAGTACGTAATAGTTTTTTATCTATAGTTATAGTTGTTGGAGGTAGTAATTCATCCACTTCTATTGTATATTCTAAACAATATATACCATCAGGAATATCTTGTTTACATCCTTCTTCAGTTATACCTAAGTCATCAGAACCAAAAACATTTGTCCCATTTACTACAAAAGGCAAAACCACTGGGTCAAAACCTGGTGGTGTAATTGTAATAGTTGGATTAAACGCTACTGGTGGATTAGTAGGATAGTATGAAGCGTCTGTAACAATAAGATATAATGTGTTATTATTACATCCTGTTACTAAATCTAAATTATATTCTAACATATACTTTTATGATTTTTTTAAATAAAAATGCCAGAGGATTGCGAGAATCCTTCTCACCCTCTGGCATGCATTATATCTACTTATCAAACCTTATTATGGAGTGGTAGTGGTAGTTGTTGTTGTTCCGCAAACTGCACCATATTGAACACCGTCGTAATTACTTATAATTCCTTCAATTAATTCATTTGATAAATCTCCTTGAGGAATCGCAATGATTACAGTTGAATCTTGAGGGATATAGTCTCCCCACTGGTATGCAGCTTTATCATATTCATTAAATCTGATAGTAATTGTGTCATAAATAACACCATCAGTTACATAAGATTCAAAGTTTTGATTGAATCCATTCATTCTTAGTAAAGACTTTAAGTAACCAGCTTGGTAACTGTAATAGTTCTTTTCTAATTGTTTGATTTCATCAGAAGTACCTCTTGGGTAAGAAGATTTTTGAACATCTGCAACATCTGCAACAGGATCACAATTGTCTGCTACAATAAAATCTGCAGTAGTTGCAGGTCCTGAATAAACAAATGCATGAAAACGCATTTTGTCAAATTCATATGGATCAGCAGCTACATCACATGGCTGACCATATTTTGTTACTGGTTTACCTGTAATTACTAATTTTGCAGAAGCATCATCACCTACTCTTTCAAAAGTGTAGAAAGTATTAAAGCTAATGTTGTCTGGGTTGTTGCCAGGAGCTTGTTGCTCTAGTTTTGCAATAAATTGATCAATTAATGCTGGTACATCAACGTCTTCACATGGATCACCTCCACAATCACAACATGGTGCATTTACAGTTACTGAACGTGTAAATCCGTTGAAATAAAGAGTATCAATGTAAGAAGAGTGAGCACGTAATGTTAAAGTTACTACTTCACCACACTGTACAGTCCAATTGTCTACTTCTGTAATTTGGTTAAGTGCTGTTGCACAACCTTTTACAGAATAAAGTTCTGATACATTATTAACATTTCTATTACTAGAATCACTTGCATCTAGAGAAATCTTATCAGATCGTTTTGATCCTTGAAGATAAGTGTTTTCTCTACCTTGTGCAACGTAGAAGTATGCATCATCAGATACATCATCAGTTGTTGGATCAACTGCTGAGTAATCTGGATAAAAGAAACCTACTTGCCCAGGAGTTAAATCCTGAGTTGAGCCAGAGCTAGGGAAGTCTGTCTGCCCTACTGGGACTACAAATAATGTAGTCAATGAAAAATCCGCCATTTTTTATATATTTAAGGGGTTATTAATTATTCGTTTGTTTGTATTCTGAACTGTGCACTTTGTACAGCAGCACTATTTTCAGTATACATTGCTAGATTCTGAACTGTTAAATCTAAAAGTTCATCTTCTAAATATTCATGTAATTCGCAATCCACGTTTGTTGAAGGCTCACCATCAAATTGGATATAGCCTTCTTTATTAATGTATATAGGATACCTCATATACATTACATTAAGGGTTTTAGGTGTAAACGTACCATCTGTATAAATGCTTATTACATTTGAGCTGAGAGAGTTTATAGTCTCTTGATACTCAAAACTTGGCTTGTAATGATCGTTGTTTAGTAATAGTGCTAAATCTCCGTGTTTACTAAGATCTTTATTTATCCAAATCTTACGATCTTTACATTCACCTTTATCTGCTATAACATAACTATCTACATAAAACATGTATTTAGGTTTTAATACTGTTATGTCAGCATCCCATTTATTTATTTCTGTGTTGGCTTCTGTAAGAGGTAATGGTTGATTCTCATAATCTATAACTAGATTTTGTAAATCTTCATACCTTTTCTTAAAAGAATCCATTCCCAATCTATTTGGGACTGCAAAACCATCAACTTTTTGTTTTATCAACTTAATCTGAGCCTCATTCAGAGCTAAGATTTTATCTTCTAGTTGAATTTTTTGATGCTCATTCGTTGATAGTTTATTTAGTCTTTGATCTATTTTATATAATAAACTATCTACAGATATCATACCTAATGTTTTTTAATAAAACTAGATACTACACTGCAGCTAGTTTTTTAGATTTAAGTTTTCCTTCTAAGACTAATAACTCATCTTGGTTATCTTCGTCAATTAAAAACTTTACTAATTCTTCTTCATCTTTTGCTACTTCATATTCTCCTTCATAAACTAAACCACTTGGCTTAATTCTGTAAATTGAATGTTGAATAGCTTGTTTAACTAAATCTTTAATATGGAGTAAATCATCTTTCATGTTAGAAAATCTGTTAAATACTTCTACAGGATTTAATCCTTTAAAACTTCCAGACTTAACTTCAGATTGCTTTAACATACTATCTACTTGATTATAAACAGTTTCTTCTTTTGTTTCATTAGTAATAGGAAGACCTAAAAGTCTTGCAACTTTTCTTTTCTTCTCCATACTCATTGAATCAAAGCTAATAATAGCTTTATTAATTAGTTGTTTCTTCTTGTAAATAATTGCTGTTTCGATTTCATCATCTACAACATAGTATTGTGTATCAGCAGGAAATTCACCTCTTTCCCAAGCTTGGTAACTAGAAGCAATAGTCGGATGTACTCTTAACCAAGAAAAAGATAACTCTTGAAAGGTTTGATTTAAATCATATAGGTTATCACCATCTAATAACTTAACAGGTTTAACATGTAAGTCATCGTTTGTACCAGTAGATTTTCCATAGTTCCAGAATGTTGCTCTTGGTCCTAAATCAATATCTCCTAAAGCAGCTTGTAATTTATCTCGTAATGCTGTAACTCTTTCAATTTCAAGTTCTTTTTCTGTTGGATCTTGAATACGTTTGATATAAGATGCATCAGGATCTAAGCCTGTTCTATACTTACCATCAAGTTCTTTGTAAGGATACTTAAAAACTCCTGTTCCAGGAATTCTACTCATTCCTTTAGAAGCTAATCCGCTATCCATAGTTTGTAACTGAGAACTATTATACTCTCTTTTAATCGTAGAGATTTTTCCTATTTTACCCATAATGTAGTTTAATTAATAATTGGTTTTCTTTGTTGAGTACTCTGATCAAACAGGTAGGATCTAAGTCCAGTACTCTAATGTGAGAAGATTGTCCCCTCTGAGGAGGGACAAGGGGTGTGAGTGAGGGGACACTTCTCTATAAATGACCTATTCTGGGACGCTGTTCAAATGGATAGCGTAATAGGTACTCTTATTGTTATTAGAATTGTGGAATCTCTTCGATTAACACAGTTCTAGATAAATCCTCAATAAATACATCACAACGATCTTTCATCCAGATTTCGTACCCTGGGAATTTATTAGCAGAGCTCATACCTTGAGACTTAGCAAATCCTAAGTGGTGACGAGTTCCATCAATATAACCCCAAGTCATAGAAGGTGCACCCTTCATACGTACTTCACGGATATTGTTAATCATTGATCCATCAGATTCAGGTGATACATCAAATACCATAAATACAGGAGTAGACTTTTTGTTTTGTCCAAATTCCAAGTTAGTTTGTGGTAAATCTAACTCTTTTAAGTGAACAAGTTCCACCTTACCTGTTTCTCTTGTAACCATTGCATCAAATGCAAAGTTATAGGTAATGTTTTGTCCTTGTCCTTGTAAGTATCTGTCTCCAGAATCTGCCATGAAAGTTAATCCAGAGTTTAATGCATCATCTTTTAAAGCTTGTTGGAATACATCGAATCCAGCTTCATTAGTATACATTTTAACTCGTCTATCTTTAACGTCCACTCGTCTGTAGAATAAATCTCCAAATACTGAACGTATTAAGTTAGCAGAAAACTCTCCACGGTTATACTGTACTAAGTTACCGTTATTTCTCATTCTGTGGTATACACCAGCAGAAGTTCTTTTTAATTCTTGTCTAGAACCGCTAGTCTTGACTGTTCCAGGCTTAGCCCAAATCATTCTCTTAACTTTAAGCTCAATCATAGACTTACGCATCCAGAATTCAACAAAAGGTTCCCACTTAACATCATTACGAGTTAATGGTAACTGATTACGTCTCTGTGGAGCATATACTAGAATGTCTAAAGGTTTACCTGAAGTATCTCTTAGCATTTTATCATCTGCCCATTCTGTGATTTTGTGCTCATAACCATATCCAGAACCTAATGATTCGAACATTGTTATTTTCTCACCTAATCTAGGAAGACCTAATAAATCTTGATCAAATTCTCCAATTGCAGCATCAATCAATTCTAATTCAATACCTACTTGTAGGAATGTAGAAGAAATGAAATCTACAGTTGGGTTATCACTTACTAATGTAACTGTGTATAACCATCCTGCATTCCAAGGCTGTGGATCTTTTATTACATATAGACGTGGTCCATACTGACGTGTTCCTACAGAAATAATGGCGTTTTTAGAGAATTCGTTTGTATCTATTACAATTTGAAACTCTTGACCATCGATACCTGGCTTAGCTAAATCATTTGTAGCTTCAGGAATATCAATAATTACTGGAAATTTGTAAGGTACTGAGATATCCCATTTCCAAGAATCACTATTCGTATCAATAAAGTACGGTGTGCTCTTGTTAATCATATCTAAGAAATCATTGCTATACAATGATGATTGAGTATACAGACTGATAATTTTTTTATCATAATCTGCAGGCTCTGTCGAGTGGAAACTTTCCAAGTGATTAGCGTCTGTAAGTTTACCTACAGCACGTTTATCCATGGACGCAACTCTCGCATAAGTAAAACCAGTTAATCCTGGTATAGTTTGAACGTTTGACATGTTATTCGTTTTTTGTTATTAATTATTATTTATAAAAACCATTTTGCTGGTTTAGATCCTTTTCTATTAGACGTGTTACTTTTATCTTTTGTAACTTGTCTTGCAACTTCCTCAAATAATTGATTTGTCTGTTTAGACGCACCTTTTCTTTGTATAGTAGTTAATGTGGGATCTTTTTCTAATATTTTCATTAGAAGTCCAACTTTCACTTTCATTTCATGATTTTCAGGTCTTTTCAAATCTAAAATAGCACGATCAAAATCAGTAAGGTTCTCTCCAGCAGGAGTTTTCCACTTATCCACTAATAGGAAATCTTGTAGTTCGTTTGCTAAATTATTATTGATTGGTATTCCATCAAACTCTTTTTCTTTTAGCTTATCTGATAATATAGACTGAACATTATTTATATATTGATTCCTAATTGCAATCTTTTGCTTTTGAATCTGTTCAGCTTCTTTATCTAGTTGTTGAAGCTTTTTAGCTTCTTTCTTTACTAATACTTTATGATGTCTTGTAGCAACAGTTTCTAAATCACCGTAATTCTCCAATCTTTCAATTTCGTTACTTATGTCTTCTTGGTCAAAACCTTGATCAGCTAGTGCTTGTTTCATTATTGAAACTTGATTTTGCTCTTTGGATAAATCCATTTCTGAGAAACTTACAACCTTATTATATGCTCCAAAATATTCCTTTGGATCTGCACCTTTAACAAAAATTGATTCAAATGCATTTTGGTAATCTTCTCCAAATTGACCAATGAAATTTTGAACTATTTCTGTAGCACCTTTTTTCTTTTCAGCATTAAATCTCTCTAGAAATTCTTCTGGCGTGTTGATAGAAACTTCCTCATCTTCTTCCTTATTAAATACACCTAAGTTAAATAGGTCATTTGAAAGAGCACTAAACTTATTACCTTGATCTTCATCATCGTCATCATCATCATCATCATCTTGAGTTTCTACTTTTTTAGTTGTAGTGAGATTAGGATCTATCGTGTCAGAGCTATCATCAGCATCATCAGCATCGCTTAAAAAATCAGCTATTAATGATTCTCCTGTTTGTTTTTCCTCATCAGTTTTACCATCTACACTTTTAGGAGGTGTAATGTCTTTACCTTTTGGAGGGTCATTATTTATTTCTGTTTCTGGTGGCTTGGTCTCATTTACTATAGGTGTAACATCATCAGGATTACCTGTTGAAGTTTCTGGAGACATTAAATCATTTAGTAATTGTTGATTACCTGCACCTGTTTCCATAGTATTTTGTATACCGAAAGGATTACCTGTTTCAGACATATGTAGTTGTTTTTTTGTTAAACGTTTGGTTTATTATATAAAATTAGAATAACACTATCTATCTACCAAGTATATTTTACGTATTTGTAAAATTTTTATGTATAATATAGCATTAACTTTTTTTGTTGCTAATTTACTTGGTTATTTTTTTCTTCCTTGTGCATTCATTTTTGCAACAGCTAAATCATTTGCTTGATTGTCTCTAGCCAACTTAATCTTCTCTCTTTCGATTTGTAATTTCTGTTGAGCTAAACTATTCTTAGAATTTATATCAGCCATCTTACTATCATAATTTTTTCTAGCAGTAGATTGTTGAATTGCTAATTTTTCTATTTCCAATGAGTCTGGGCTACCAGAGTTATCTAAATCTTGAGTTGCTGATCCTTCTTTAGACATTGCATTTATAATAGCAATTTCTTTTTTGTTTACACGATCAAGTTCATTTTGATAGTTTTCATTAGCCTGCTCACTAGCAGTTAATTGTTGTTGTTGTTGCATTTGAGCTTGAGCAATTTGTTGCTGTTGCTCTAATTGTTGCTGTTGTAACTGTTGAGCTTGTTGTTGTTGCTGTAATTGCTGATCTCTTAAATCTTTGAAAGTTTTTTTCATTTCTCTCATAGACTTAGTACTATATAATTCAATTATATCATATAAACTTCCACCGTTTTGAATAAGTGCTTGAGATAATTGTCTAAGTTCATTAAACATTTGTGTATCCTCTGGTCTGTTTGTTGGAAACACTTTTAAATCACGAAGTTTTAATTCGTTTCCATTCACTTGTACAAATGCAGATTCTCCTTCTGATGTTATATAAGAAAGAGTAGATTGAGGCTTAGAACTTTCAATATACTGTGAAGCATCTATAATTGCTTGATATAATTGACCTGTTACATACTCGTGAGCTACAAAAAGAGGCTCTGTCTGAGAGTAACTCTGTTGCATAGCAGTATTTGTACCTGTAGCTGTTTCTGATGCAGCTATGGATCCCATACGTTGTTTAGACATACCTATGAGTTCCCAACATTCTATTTTCATTTGCTGAGCTAATGTATATCTTGATTGTATTTCTTGTGTACGTGTAAGATCTAGTGATGTAAACTGATTAAAGCTACTTGGTGCTTTTAAGTTTTCTGGACTATCGTCTACAAACACAACACCACGTTCTCTAGCTTCCATTTCCCACATATCTAATGCATCTTGTGCATCTCCATCTTTTGGAATAGGAATATGTCTAAGTGACATTAGTTGCACCTTACCAACTTCTTTCTCTAGTAGTTTGTATAATTGATTCATACAAACATTATATATAGTTTGGAAAGGTTTCATTAGATCCACAAGAGATCTTGCTTCTGTATTCTTTACTTCATATGTAGTACCTATAATTGGACAGTAGTCTAGTAATTTATAAGGTTTAACATGATAAATGTCTGGACCTATCTTAGTTCCTTGATACCATTGATTAACCCATCCCCATTCTAAAGATATTTGTGTAGGCATATCTCCTGATTTATAATCTTCAGTAACTAAAGTTGATTGTTCGTTACCCATTTCATCTTCAAAGATGAGTTTGCCTATTTTCTTTTTAGATATCCAATAACTTCTTACCACTACATACTTATATCCAAATGAAGATACATTACTTGTAAGACCTAAGAAATCACGAAGACCATCGTCATTTTCTTTCATCTCACTTTCTATAATCATTCGTGTTTGTAATACTAATGGATCGTATGTATCATACGTTACAGAGTCTTGACCAGGTGTAACATCAGGGTTTCCAAGATTAGATTCTCTTACATTTATTAATCCATAATCTTGTAATGAGCTTCTTAAATGATCTATTTCATCTTTGGTCAAGTCTGGAAATGCTTCTATAATTTCTGATATTTCCATAACCTCCACAGTACCAGCAGCATAAGCTCCTTGATTTCTACCTGAAGGGTCTGAAATGTATTTTTTATCTGGTGTAGTTAGAAACCAAGTATTTTTTGGATTAGCCACTTCTACATTAAATCCTGTCTTTGAATTATCTTCGTATATATGATAAAACTCTCTAGCAGATATAAGTAAGTCTCTAAAAGCATCTTCACTTTGTTCTTTTAAATGAAAGTCTGCTTTATTACATGTAAGTGTGTGGTTTGCCCACTTTTCTGCAACAGATGTATAAGAATCTAATTCTTCTTGAACCTGTTCCATTGTAATCTTATTAATGTCTTCCATTGAAATTTCCTGGCCAGACATTGCGGCCTTAACCATAACTTGTTGCTTCACTTGATTAATTACGTAAGCTTTAAGTGTATCTGTTTTGAATTGTAACTCTTGAGCTTTACTATCATCATCAAAAGCTTTCACTCTGTATGCATCAGGTCTTTTACTTATTTCACCAACAAGTTCATTAATTGGTGTTGTGATAATTGAGTAATGCTTTACATATGCAGGAAGTTCTAAATCTTTTTCTAACATGTCTGTGAAACTCTTCACCTCAGGTTCATCTATTGCAAAGTCTTCTCTTCTCAGAATACCTTTCATTAAGTCATAGTTCTTTACAAACGTATCTCTATTCTTAATATACTCTGCATATGCTTTATTTGAGAAATAGTCCATTGTGTTCTTAATCCAACTATCATCTTGTTTTTGTTTGTCAGTTTTAAACTGATCAGGAAAGATATTTAAATAAGCATATCTAATATTTTCCTCTTTTGTATATCTAATAATGGCCATTATGAGAATATTTTATGTTTTGAGCTGCTAAATACACCTCTAGATTTTGTAAATAATTTGTTCTTTTTGTTCTTATGCATAGATGTAAGTCTAACATCTTCTTGAGATCCCACTTTACCTATAATTGGATCAAGTTTCATAGCTAATCCTATAGCTAACTCAGCTGCAATAATTCTATCAAAGTTACCAGACTCATTGTATTGAATCATCTCTTCTAGTAACAATGGGTCTAATATTTTTGCCATACCTTTTGTACTTGATATAACCTCACCATCTTCGTTAGTGTCAGAAGCTATTATTTCTTCTGAATACTTCTTAAGACAACCGTGTAGGAAGTCTCTAATCTTTTCTGATGATCTATGTATACCAAAGTCACGTCTTACGGTGGTGTTAGGTACTATTTCTTTTAACCAAGTAGGTTGTCTTTCTAAATATTGACTATCTCCTTTACTAATCATGTGATCAATAAAAGATATCTCATCATTCTCACACAATGTTCTTGCGTTAAAATATTTGATGAGGTAACGAGCTTGGTTTTCCCAAGTTTCTTTTTTATCAGGACGTGCACAATAACTTGCTACAAACATATCTTGATATTTTTCACCAGCTATAGCATGCATTCGCTTATATATGTATACAGATCCTAATGAGCTACTATATGCAGACTTTCCTTGTCTGTATGGATCCACACCAGCTACATATAAACCATATGGTGGGTTTTCTACAGGAAATTCATATATCACTACAGGTGCATCTTTTAAATCTGTATGCTTTAATGGAAAGTTGCTTATAGGCACCTTATCTGTAAAGTCATGCTTTACACCTTCACCATCATCGTACAATATAACAGGCGTACCTGTTCTTTCTCCTTGTAGCAGTCTTGTCTTTTGACGTTTTGCAGCTTCTATGTCAAATATATTTGTATCTTCATTTAAAAATATATCATCTACTTCTTGTGGATAATACATCTTTTCTTTTAGATAGGCAAGTCTGTCACCAGCTTTCTTTAATCTTTCTAGATTATCATTAGTAATCTTATCAGCCTTTTCTTTATTAGACACCATCATAGGCACCTTATGTAAAGGTGAATTCTTTGGTTTATTTAAAAATGCACCAAGCGTAGAATCCTCTTTTGCTTCCATTCTGTACTCATGGCCAATAAATAAACCATGTATACGCTTTTCATCTTTTGAATTATTGTATGTAAGGAAATTAAAGTTTTCTACATCAAACATTAAACTCTTTGCATCCATAAACTTCTTCATGTCTCCACCTGTACCAGTTAGTATAGGGCTACATCCCCATCCAAACGGTGTTGTGAATCCAGGTATGGCAGCTTGTAATCCACGTAAAAAAGATCCTTTACCTATCTCATCAATGATAAGTCTTCTAGGTTTTGTACCTGCAATAGCTTCTTCGTTATTACCATCATCTAAGTTACGTATAAGTATCTGTGAGAAAGGCATTCTTTCACCACCTCTAGTTTTAATACCTAATGTAACTTGGTTTTTCCAATTATCTTCTACCCTTTGCCATCTCCAGGCTTGTGGTAAAAAGTTAAGTCCTTTATCTATATTATCTGTAATAAG